AGGCTCAGTATCCATAAAGTGCTCGGACATACTGGTTTTTACAGCCTCTACTATGTTAATTGACACCTCTTTAATAGCACCTAAACCGTCAATAACAGGCTCACCCTTGCCATGCTTGTATATGTCATCTATACCAAAGAACTTTTTAAACCATAACCCTTTGTTATCTGATGAAAAAGAAGGTGAGTTCTCATCTATATACTTAATTAAAGTGGCAGCGTCACTCAAAGAAATAAAATTACTTATTACTTTTATCATTTTGCCTCTCCCCACTTACTAACTACGGTTATGTCGGCCACTAACGGTATTGGTAGCAATTTAATACCTTCCATAGCCTCGCGAATGGCATTTACAGTGTCATCTACAAGCGCGTCTGGGGTTAAAGTTACAATTTCGTCGTGCACTGTAAGTATCAGCTTAGCACCAGCGGGAATCATTTGATGAGCACGAACCATAGCTAACTTAATAATGTCTGCAGCCGTACCTTGAATACGTGTATTAAAAGCTTGACGCTCAGCACTAGCCCTAAATCCCATCTGCTTAGAGTTAATGTCAGGGAGGTAACGTCTGCGCTTCATGATAGTAGTAACAAAACCTTTGTTTCTAGAAAGGCCAATAACCTTAGCGCGGTACTTTGCCACAGAAGAAAACTTCTCTGAAAAGTCAGATAGTAGATGCTTGGCCTCAGTTACAGAGCACCCGATAGAACGTGCAATCTTGTCAGGGCCTACGCCGTAAGCCATAGCAAGCACAAGAACCTTGCCTGCTTTTCGGTCAACACCCATAGTGTCACCTACGGTTGTATAAATGTCTCCGCCGTCTAAGTAGTTCTTCATCATAATAGGGTCTTCCGACATAGCAGCAATAACACGAGGTTCAATCTGTGAGTAGTCAGCCACCACTAACTTGTACCCCTCTGGAGCACAAAATAAATTACGGATAGACTTACCGTGCGCTGTATGAGGGGCAGGTACGTTTTGAAGGTTCGGGTTACGACTAGAAAAACGACCAGTCTCTGCACCCCATTGAACAAAGTCTCCGTAAATACGGCCGTTAACAAGCATTGACTCTCGCATCTCAGTCTTTGACTTGCCGCCAACAGTTTTAGTAATCTCACCACCTAAATAAGGAATTACATAAGTACTCAACAACTTGTTTAAATCAGCGTACCCAAGAAGCGCGTTAACTAACTCGTCTTTCTCACGATAAGGCTCAAGCGCCTCCGCTGATACTGAGTAGTCTTTATAGTCAAGAGCGCTCTCTTCTTTTTGAGAGCCTTTACCAGTTAGAAGCTGTGGGCGTAGCCCTCGGCAGCCCTCTGAACGTGGGCCATAAAGGATGTACTGCTTCTCGTTATTAGAGTTAATATTAAAAGGCTGACCCGCGATGCGATAGATATTAGACTTAACTTCTTCAATCTCTATAATCAACTTGTCGTATAGAACCTGTAGCTCTGCCGTGTCAATAGGGGCTCCAGTAAGCTTCATATCGCAGAGGACACGTAGCACATCCATCTCTAACTGCATAACAGTATCTACATCTGCAGCAGTCAGCTTTGGAACAAGGGTCTTCCATAGTAAAAATGTGTACTTAGCATCTAAATAAGAATACTTGGCGACATCGCTAAACGAATAAAGTTCTACTTGGTGACCTATACCTTTTTCCATGCTATAGCCAAGCTCGCGCTGTAGGCAGTCATCAAGGCCAAGTCGTCCCTTGTTCTTGTTGTCATACAAGAAAGACGCCATCAAGGTGTCAAAGTAAGGGCCTGTAGGGACCTCGCCACCGTAATACTTAGCTACTGAACTAAGGTCAAACACTAAGTTGTGGCCAATAGTTAGCTGGTTGTCGTTAAACAATAACGGCTTTAAAGCCTTAAACACCTCTGCGGGAAACAGTTGAACAGGTGCTTCATCAAATACTTTAATTGCTTTCTTCTTATCGCGTGAGTAGTCCAACTCTCGTGCTGGTAGCCCAGCAGCAACGCGCTTTTCACCTTGCCCAGTAAGTGGGAAAGACTCAGATACAAATTCTCCATGAGGGTGGCCCATAGGAATAACATCACCACGACCATGCGTAGCAAAACTAATCCACAGAACTTCGTTTACAGCAGGAGTACCGCGGTCATCTCCAACAGTCTCCACGTCAAATGCAAACGCGTCCTGCTTGAGATAGTACGCAACCATCTCATCTAATTGCTTTTTTGTTGTAATAATATTCAAGTTATGTCCCTTATAGAGCCGAAAGGCTAGAGCCAGGGGATTTAGACCCTAGCCCTTCAGCGACCTAGTTGTTTAGAGAAGTGAAGCAGCGACTGCTTCTAGCTCTTCCCAAGTTGGCTCCTTGATAACGGAGCGGTCAAACGGCACCATCGCAGCAATTGCGTTTTCAATTGCCTCTTCATCTGTAATGCCCCAATCCTCAGCGAGGTCTCGTGGCTTAACAGGGTTAATGTGGTACACAGTTGATTGCATCTTACCTGTACGACTAATCGCCCAGTAGTTCTTTGTTAGAGGACCAGCTGGTGAAAAGTGTGCGGCATGCAGGGACTTATAGAGACGTGGACTTGCAATAAGCATTTGACGCTGTGGGCCTCCAGGCGCACTTAGGTTAGCGATTGTAAATGCCTTCTTGTCTTCAGGCTTGCTTCCAAGCTTTACGCACAATGGGTCATTAGCACCAAGAGACACGAATGAACGCTTACCTGATGTAATTTGTGATAAGAAGTGCTGCTTGTAGATAGCGAACGGGCCATCTTGGTCAAGGAACTTGATTACTTGGAACTCTCCATCGTTGAACTTAAATTCAACTGGATATCCGCCTGCTGGTGCAGATGCTTTATCTGCGGCTTCCCAACCAGATAAAATGTTGTTGCTTGTGCTCTGGGCTGGGCGTTCTGTAATTGCTGTGTTTGAGAACTCGTCGTTTTCAACAACGTATTCTGCTGTTCTGTCTACTGCCATTTGTTTATCATCCTTTTATTTTAGTTTAGTTTATTTTAGTTTCGTCTGCTCGGATTTGATTCCAAGCCTCGGCAATCTCATTGCTGAGCTGTCGGTGTAAGGACCATTCTACACGTTTTGTGTAAAGTAGTCCAGCCGAATCAAACAACGAAACTGTCTTTTCCACCATGGCCCTAGAATAAAGTCTACGGCCTTGGTGGTCTTCACCGTTTTTGTTCTTTTTAGCGGGAAGTCTATATGGGGAAGCTGGAAGATAGCCTTCCTTTATCCATGTGCGTATAGTGATAACTGGTCGTCCTAAAGCCCCTGCCAAAGCGCCAATTGAAAACAGTTCTACCTCTTTACCGTTGGGCAAAGTCTTCTTAGTAGGCTTTGCATCCCAAGCAGCATCTAGTGTTATCTCTGGTGGTTTAACTACTTTTTCTTTGCGCTTGCGCTTACTACCTGGGTAGTAAGCGTCAAGGTCTTCAAACAGTTTATCAATCTCGTCTGACATTACTTATCCAATAAAAACGCGTAACTAATTTTAGATGGGAACATAGCGTCAATGTCTTCTTCTGTTAAATAGTTTTCATAGAAAGCCGCCATGATAGCGCCCTCATCAATAGTGGGCACCATCTTAATACAAGTGTCTCTAATACCTTTTTTAGTAAGGATGTCTTCTGCAACTTCCATGTTAAGTGACTTAGAGACGCGGCGTTGACGGGTAAGTGTTACATCTCCAAGTGCGTCATCTTCAACTGTTAAAACACGATGACCTCTGTCATCTGCTTCAACAGTGTCCACTACCTCAATAAGGCGCTGCTTAATATCATTTTGACGTTTTGTAATTACATCAAGCTCATCTTTAAGCATGAGGTATTGACGAATAGTATTTTTAAGTTCTTTATCTTCCACAGTATCCCCTTTTGTAAGTGCACCCAACACTAATCGTTGGGTAGGGGGCTGTCAACTTACTTTGCGAGCCTCAGATGCCGTGTAACTACGGTAGCCAGTCTTCTTTTTGTTCATGCTTCCAGGCTTCTTAAACCCAGCGCCCTTAGGCATAGTCTCTTGACGCCACTTTAAAGCTGCAGCAACTTTATCTTTGTGCTTGCTCATTCTGGCTTTAAGTACTCTTCTAAAGACTTAATAATAACGCTAGTGACTGTAACACCCTCACTCTTAGCTTTGCGCTGTACAGCAAGCCAAAGGTCGTCAGGTACGCGGATAGTACGCGTAGGAGTCTTAGGTGCGTTAGGCATCCTATAATTATACGATAGTTGCCTCTAAGAACTGCTTTAAACTGCCCGTAGTCATGGCAATTCCGCCATCCTCGTCTATACCCTCCCCATCAATAATAGCGTTGGCTAGAGCGGTCTTCTGCTGCAGAGCCTCGTGCTGGCGCTCCTCAATAGACCCAGCAACCAAAAGGTCTTGAATGACTATAGATGGCCAGGTAGACGAAGCTCTTTTAATACGGCCGTTTCTTTGAATTGCACCGCCAGAGGACCAAGGCAAGTCATAGTTTATTAGGAGGTTAGCGGCAGGCAAATCCACACCATAACCGCCAGCGTCAGAGCTTATAAGAACACGGACATCGGGTGAGGTGTTAAAGGCAACCTTGTTATCTTCTTTGGTTTTAGCGTCAAGTTTTCCAGAGTATAGGCGGCACTGGTCTGGCCCAAGCGCTTCTGCAATTTTGTCAAGCATATCAACGTAAGTAGCAAAAATAACAACCTTGTTGGCCTCGTCTTGCTCAAGAAACTCTTTAACATACTGAACAAGGTAGTCAAGCTTAGGTGAACTAGTAACGCCGTCAAGAGCCCCTGCATCAACTAAACCAGCTGCATAGGATGAACCTTCTCCACCCATCAACTTGAACTTTTCAGCACTAGTTCGTAGCAAATCAGGGTGAGAGCAGAGCATCTTTAAACACCCAATCTTGGACATAATCTTTCCACGGATTTCATCCTCTGGCCCACCTCGCTGAGAGGCGTAGCCATAATGAGCTAGAACGTTAAATGAAGAGCCAAACAAAGCCACAGCCTCGTCTAAATCAAATAGTAAGTCCTCAGTAATCTTGGTGTATAGCTTTGAGCTTTTTCTATCTAACGTAAGCTTGACTGGCTCTTTATGAATAGAGTCTGGAAGGTACGGGGCTACATCTGGGTCTTTTTGCGCCTTGCGGACCGAAGCCTCTTTCATTTTTGTATGAAGAGACGATAAATTTCTATAGCTCTGAACCCCACCCCAACTGTTGCGAACAATAAAAGCTGTATCAAAAATATCAAAGCGCCCAAGAACATTTGCATCTACAAATTGCATGATTGAATAAAGCTCTTCGGGCTTGCCGTTCTCAATCGGTGTGCCAGTAAGAGCAAATCTAAAAGGGGAGTTAACTAACTTCTTTACTGCTTTGGAGCGTTTTGATTTGAAAGATTTGATGGCGGTTGCTTCGTCAAGGACAACGAAGCCACGTGGGAGCTGTCGTACTTTGTCCCAGTCGTTAACAATTTGCTCATAGTTAAGGATAATGTAATCAACGCCCGAACTCCGCCAGTCCATGGCTTCGGCGTACTGCTCTGCGCGTTTCTTTGGTGTTCCATCAATGACCAAAGCCTTTGAAGTTCCATTTGTAAATTTCTCAATCTGGTTTGCCCATTGGTATTTTAAAGATGACAAACAAATTATAAGGCCTGGCTCTTTAATCTGTGACTCATCCATAAGACGCTCTATTGCTGCAATAGTAAGGACGGTCTTTCCCAACCCGAGGTCGTAAGCCACAAGCATGCGAGCACGTTCGCACATGCGGTCTACGGCCTCAGGTTGGTAAGGCAGTAGGGTACCAGTAAATGTCACAGCGGAATCTCGTTAACTTTCTCTTTAGACCAGTGAATATAAGACCTAATATAAACAATACCGTACGCAAGTGCGGAAAATATAAATCCATACTGGTCAGTAATAAGAGCATACGTAATCCACAAGCACTCATTAAAAAGTAATACCAACCAGCCCCAAATAGTTTTACGGCCTACAAAGTAGATACCTAACACACCTATTACAGCAAGTAACCAAGACCAATATTGCATCATAGAAATTGCCTCATGCGAGCTTGCAATAAAGCCATAAGGTCCTCAATAGAACCGTTATTTATAAAAATCTGGTCAACTGGGTAACCATCCATAGCAGTCTCAGAAACATGCTTGTTAACAGCGCCAACACCAATTCTTTTGACGCGCCAAATTTGACCGTCTAATTCTTTTATAGCGTCTGCTTCATTTGGGAATCTAACGTCAGTAATAACAACCTTGTCACCCGCAGACACTCCAGCTAAACCTTGAGCTACCCAGAACTGGTCGTTAAACACAGTACGTGCGCCAACTCCTAAAGTTTGAAGAAGGTTTCTAAGTTCTGGGAACTCTACTTTAGCTTTATCCCAACCGTACGCATCAACAACACCTTTAACTCTGTATCCGTCCTTTAGTAAAGGATTTGTTTCATACAACAGCTTACGAATAGGGTCAGCAAACGACCTGTTCTCATACTTGTGAAGGCCAATAAGCATCCCAGCCAAAGTGTCTTTGCCTGATTGCGCATACCCTGTAAGTCCAATAATCATGCTGATACTCCTCGTAACTGATGACGTGCTGTGGACAAACCTGTCAAAGCCTCTGACCTGCTCATGCCACCTACGTCCTTTAAATCAATGCCACTGTAGTTGAAGAACCAGCACTCTACACCCATCTGCTTGCACATTTCCAGTAGAGCTTGAGAAGACGCCCTACCCGCGTCGTCGTTGTCCATAGCAAAGATAATCCTATCGGCGCCGCGTATAAGATTGAACTGGGCGGCAGATACTATAGCCCCATAAGTTGCAACAGCCCCATCAATACCAATGGAGCTAAGACGAACAACATCCAATGGGGACTCAACAACAATCATGTCTCCGCCCTTGTAGTGCTCGTACCCAAATAAACTTCCACTCTTCTTCACCTTCACAGGCTTATTATTAAAGTAACGGTTAGAAAAACCCTTTTCCTGCCATCCTAATAACTTACCAGTTGCGGGCTCTCTAATAGGAATAATCCAGTTACCTGCGCGTTCATCCCAAAGAACTCCGTACTTAGTTGAACTTTCAACTAAAAGTCCTCTGGCCTCTAAAGCGTGAGCTGGGACCTGTGTGTAGGCAGACAGCATTGACTCAGTAACAGCTGTTACATCCTCAATTGGCTTGCGCTTTATCGCGTTAGTTAAACGACTAAAACGAGCAGTAAGACTAGCGGCAGAACCTAACCAGTCGCCTACCTTTGCGTACTCAATATCTTGAATATAACTGACTAGTGAATAAATGTTCCCCTTCCAACCGCAGGAGAAGCAAATGAAAGCTCCTGAGTCAGCGTTAATCCACCAAGATGGGTTATGGTCTACATGCCCCGTGCGTTGCTCGTGAGCAGCGCAATAACCGTTAATCTCATCTCCGCGAGTATCTAATACCTCAATACCAAGACGAGATAACGTGTCTGTCATCTCCTCTACTGTCATAAGTCATCGTCACTAATCTCACGGAAGTGGCCTGTGTTCCAGTCCCACATCAAAGACACCTCGCTTAGACCGCCGTTACGACTAGCCACAACGCGTAGCAAACGAGTGTCGTCTACGTTTTCGTCCTCTCGTTGTAGACCAAAGATAACGTCAGCGTCTTGATGGAAGGAAGATGAGTACCCAATAGAGTCTGCAGTTACCTGCCCCTTCTTCATCTTCCAAGTAAGAGCCTGTGTAGAGATAACAATAGGCTTGTTAATTTTCTGCGCTAAACGCTTCAAAGAACGAGTGATATTAGTGATGGCCTGCGGCGTGTTTGACTCACCAGTCTGCTCATCAATCATCAAATAGGTGCCATCAATGAATACAATGTCTGGGTTCTTGCTCTGTACCTTGCTTGCTACAGCTCCGACAGTCTGGCCACCTGAAGAGTCAACGAACCAAAAACGCTCGCGCATGTTCTCAATACCCTCAACTACTTTAAAGTAACGAGTCTCTTCGTCAGATGCCAACGTACCTGTCATAAGGCGTCTGTGTGAAATGCGAGCGCGCATTGCGTAGTAACGAGACTTTTGTTCTGCGTTGCTCATCTCAAATGACATGAACATAGGGACCTTGCCGTCTAAGTGAGCATTCAAAGCAATCTGTAGCGCAAGAGTTGACTTACCAGTCTTTGGCGGAGCCACAATAACAATTAGCTGCCCTGGTTGTAAACCAGAAGTTGCCTCGTCCATAGTAGGAAACCCTGTAGCCATACCTAGTAAACCTGGGTTTGCTTTACGAAACTCATACTCCTCTTTAGCTTTCTTAGCAGCTTCAGTTATTTCTAAATCGTTAGACTTAGTTAAACCCTCTTCTTCTAAACGAATAAGACCGCGTTCAAATGCAAGTACAGCACCTTCGTGGTCCTGTGCCCTCTCAATAGATGACAAAGCCTCGTCAAGAGTTTTAATAATTGAAGACTTACGTCGGCTCTCTACAGCCTTATCAATTAAATAATCAATACGGTCCTGCACACCCAGTGTTTGATAAGTAGGAAAGTTTTCTCTAATAACCTCAAGACTTGGGCACTCTTGATAGTTGGTGTAGTGGTCGTGCAAGAAACGAAACATCTTCTTGTCACTGACGTCTGCAAACCAGTTCTCGTTTACATTACGTTCAAGAACAATGCCAATATTGCGGTCTTCAATTATTTTGCTGATTAACCGTGCGTCGTTGTTCATAAGCTATTGAAGTCCAATCCCCAGTGTCCGTATCGTAGCAAACGGTTAGGTACATCTAGTACGCCAACCACCTCAGGCCTATATGGTAACTCTCCCACTAAGTGGTCAATAGAACCATACGAATTAAAGTATCTAAACGGGTTAGTACCCATGTTGTCAAGAGTATCTATTACATCTGATAATTGCTCGTATGACAAATCAAATGAAACTAACTCCAGAGTAATGCCGCGCCTAGTTGTTGTTAAATATAAAGAGCTAAGTAACTCGCGTCTAAAATTTCTATCAATTTTAGGGATAGAAAATATCTTAAAACGTTTTGTTATCTTTACCTCTGTATTTAAAAAAACATCAGCTACTACTAGCACTCTCCTCGGGAGCTCATTACTGATGTCTCCCTTTTGCATTAGTGAACCTCTATTTTTCCAAATTTAATTACAAAGTGGCGAAACGCTTCGTTAGACTCTTTAGCTTTCAAAGCATCTTCGCTAGTAGCCCTGTCTGATATTACTAATGGGTAGTTACCATTATTGCTATCAATTCGGGCTTGTACAAACTTAGTGTGCTTGCAAACTTTTCTCCCACTATACCCTGGGCATGTGCAGTACAACTTGCCAGCGCTATCAGCAGACACCTCAAAGATACCAGGGCCAGGTGTCTGAAGTTGACTTAGGAAAACCTGAACTAAGCGTTTAGTATCTTCACTCACGTATGGCTCTCTCATTTCCGTAGGTCACCGCTCTTGGACGTAATAGGGATATACCCAAAGGCCTCATTAGCAAAGCTTTCTGTAGCATCGCCGTATAGACCAGCCCAATCCTCTAACTCAATGTTAGTAGTAACTATTGTAGGCAGTCCGTTGTTGAAACGTGTGCGTAAAACGTGGTGAAGCATATTCTTTTGCCACCCGCTTAGGCTGGCATGCTCCTTGCCCACATCGTCAATAACAAGAATCCTGATGTTATACGCGTCATTTCGGCATTCCCCAAGCATCCCTGAGTAAATAACCTCTTGGTCATCAGTTGGGCCATCCATCATAGACCCCTTTAAATCTAATATGTCGTTGAACGTTGCAAAATAACAGGGGCGAATCAAAGGCCCATTCTCTTTAACATCAAAAGCATCAAGGGGAAATGTAGACATCACCTCTTGTATAACTGATAAAGACAGCGTGGTCTTGCCGTGACCTGGGGTTCCCCAAAACATAAGACCCTTGCCGCAACCAACGGAACCAACAGCGCGAATAACTTTGCCAGCCTTTACAGAAGCAAGCCATCGTTTAATGTTAGTTAAGTCCTTCTCGTCAACCTCTGTGCAGTCGTCTAACGTCCAACCTAAGCGAGCGGTCGGGATGTTAGCCATCTGCACCCACGAGCGTCGACGAATCTTTAAATCGTTCAATTTAAACATCGTTCATCCAATCCAAAGAGCGAGTTGACTTTTCCTTTATGGCTTCCATCTTCTCTGGCGTAACCATAGAGCGCTGGACCTCAGTTAACAAGTTATGGAACTGAAGTATGAACTTCTTCCATACAATCTCAGGGTCGCTTAGCTTGGTATCGTGTTTAATCTGACTGAAAAACAGGGCCATCATCTGAAGCTCTAGCGCACCGTCCGTGTTGTACTCCTTGCGCTTGTCTGCAAGTGCGTACCGAAAACGGCTACGAGTAACCTGCCATGGCTGGATGTGCCACAGGTTGTGCATCTGCTCTGCAAACTCAAACGCTGAATCTGTAGGTGACCATCCAGAAGCATTTGCAGGATTACGACGAAGCATCTTCTCTTGACGACGAGACTCGTGAATCTCCATCTTCTCAGCATGCTTCTTTTCGCGCCACTTGCGTTGCGCCTCTAAACGTTCATCTTCGCTTTCAAAGTACTCCACGTTTACCTCCCGCGAACTCCGTTCGCTATTCGGTTTACTATTAAATGAATATGCTATTAAGGATTTATTGCTATTCAGCTGTGACTGCTGTGATAGAAGACGGGTTTCTGGGGCCCAGTAATCCGACTCCACAAGTTGGCTAACGGTCATAATCCTGCCGTTAACCCTAGCCTTCTTGGTTTCAATAAGCCCAAGTTCTCTGAGCTCTCTAAGGGACGTGGCCATAGCCTCTCGCCCCTCAGGGAAAATGGAAGAAAGGCTCTCAGCGCTTATATGGACGCCTGTGGCCTGTAGGTACACGTAGACGCCTAGGGCACGTGCTGTAATCACGCCTCAGGGTCCTTTAAAGGCTTCCCTGGGGTATCTGCCATGGCTTCTACTAAGGCTTGGGCAAAGATTTGGGCAATGGCTTGGACCCCGTAATAGAGATTTTCCATGACTTCGTCGTCAAGGTCTTCTTCTTCGTCTTCTTCAGTGTCGGCGAACTCGCTTTCTTCTTCGCCCTCTTCTTCCTCTTCCTCGACATTCAGCTTCTCCTTTTTAGCGCTGACCTGCTCTTGTGCTGGAATTGTTGGTTCTACAATCCGAACCCCTTCTGATGGCCCAATTTTGTTAAGACCGTCTGTAAGGTCAAAGCATTGGATGCCTTTAAGGTCAGCAAGTATGTTAGCGCTCTCTGAATCCTCGTCATCCCATAGTAAAAACGCAACAGTTTTTTCGTTTATAAAATCTTTAGCAACGTCTGCTGTATACCCATCAACCATTGTTGATGTAGGGATTCCGTTAAAGTTACCAGACTTGGTATAAACGATGATGTCTTTGTTTTTATCTTTTGCAAGCTGTGCAGCAAATACCTGCCCCTGGCTTGGTTTATCTTTATAAGGTAGAACGACAATCCCATGCTCTCCGTTGGCATAGAAGTGGTCTTCCATAAGAGCTTCTAAATTTGCTCTTGTTGTTACGCCGTTACCAGCGACTATCACATAATATTTGTCCACTTGGACCTCCTTTGTAGGGGAGGCACAGGCTAGCACACTAGGTCTTAGGTTGTCCTAGGTAGATGGCTACGGTAGTTCCAAGCGGCAATTTGTCTTTAAAAGTTGAGTTAGAAGTACGTGTTTGCACAGCGTATCGGTTTTTGTAATAATGGCTTCGGCTAGCATTAGCCGCACCCTCCCACACATAGTCAGGGTTGTCTCCTGTCCCACTTGCGCCATTAAAGAAAGGGTCAGCGTTAGAAGAGGACTCAAACAAGGCAGAATCAAAATAGATAGTTTCACCGTTGGCCGCTGCCCATTCAACAACAACCGCTGCAGAGTGCGCATCGTCTGGTGCGGTGCCAGTTACTATAAGTCGCTCCCAATCAGGAGATGCAGTGTCAACTGCGGTGACGGTCCCAGTAGTAGTGGATATGTCGTCATTTGACGAGTCATACCAAACTATCTTTAAGGTTGCGTTTTCAGAGCCAGCGCTTGCAAGCTGTGAGTAAACGCTAAACGTGTATGGGACTCCTGGGTAATGGATTGGCATTCTTTGAGAGTGAGTAGAGCCGTCCCATGATGTTAAAGATACAGTTCCTGTAGCAGAAGCTGTAAGTTTTAACGCAGTTCCTGAAACCCATATGCTTCCAGTGCTTTCGGCTCTAGTAACGTTAGTTGCTGTTTTTGCGTATTCAATATACGGATAGTTAGTTATTGTTCCGCCACTTACCTCAGTTTCCCCAACAGCAGTGATTACGTATACACCATTAAATGTAGAATCAACGCCGCTTATAACTACTGTTTGGCCTGTTCTGTAGTCATGTGTGTAATGAGTTTCAATACGGGCTACGTTTGAGGTTAGTGATTTGTAGGCCACGTCCCATACTGTTGCGCCTGGCTCTCTTGTAGAAGTGTCTACAGAGCTAGTTGCTCCAGATACTGTCCATGGAGTAATTGGAGAAGCAAAGTGTGGGTTTTTTAATTCATTGATTCTATTTGCTTTTAGTGTAAAACGGAGCTGACGAGCCTCATCAAAAGAGGTAGCAGTTGCTGATTGTTCAAACTGTGCGCAGTCAAAATACTGATACTCGTTGCTTGCAGACCCAGCAAGAGATGCTATAGAGATAGTAGGTACTGCGTAGTAAGCTGTAGATGGGGCTGTTTTGTTAACTACTGATGGGCGAGCAGAGAACGCCCCAGTCCCACTAGCTACAGCGCTTCCAGCATCTGAAGAGATGTAAACACCAAAACGGTCGTACCAATCAATACCAAGAGTAACGTTGCGCGTAGTTGCTGAGTTAACAGTATAAACGCTAAATGAATAAGCTAATCCAGCAGTTACTGGAATACCTAAAGTGATTGGTGAAGAGGACCCACAAAGAACTTTAACAGTGCCCGCGGTGGCGCTTGCGTTCTTAACTGCAAGAATGCCCTTTTGAAGGTTAGGGTAATTAGTTGGAGCAGTTGATTCATTCCATGGGTTAGGGTACGGAGCAATAGTTGGGAACTCATTAGTTACAGGGTTCCAAGCAGTAGTTGAGGCGTAGTTAGCGCCTGTCAAAGCAAAAGACACAGTTGTGGCGGTAACTGCTGTAATTTCTACCGCCGTTGGTTGATTAAATAATGGCTTATCAAATCCAGATACATAGATGTCATTTCCAACAGCATAGCTGTGAGGCCCTACCGTTAAGGTAAGCACGTTGCTGGTTAACGATACGGTTGTTACAGTTTTTACTTTTAAACATGCAAGTGTTCCAGCGTTTGTACTGTCACTTACCCAATGCCCAATAGATTCTTCAAATGAAGAGTCGTTGTAATCAAGCATTTTATTAGGTCCTGCTGTAATTCCGTCGATTGTAGGGTTAGACGCAGTTGCAGAAACTGTTGGGACTGCCCACCCAGTAAAGGCCTTTAAAAACCCTCTGACCCCATCAAGACTTCCTTTTGTTTTATAAATTTCAAGGGCGTCACGTATAAGGATTCGGGCTTGCTGGTATCCAATTTCAGGTTCATAGGTTAGACCTAGCTGTTGAATAAGGGAGGGAAGTAGCAGCCCGCTTATTTTAGTTGTGTCGTACCGTTTAAATAGTAAATTAGTTGTTGTGTAATACTTGCTAAGCTCAAACCCAAACATGCTTAAAAATGTTCTAAGTTGTTCGTTTTCGTCTACGCTAGACACGTTAACAATGCTGCTTGTTCCCCCTGTCTGGGACACTGCGTTAACTGAATAGATGTCTGGCAAGTACTCCATTAGTGTGTTAGAAAATCCGTAATCTTTAACGGATAGCCCAATAACGTTAGCAACACGGGTCCATCTGTAGTTAATACGCTCAAATACAAATAAAGAATAGTAATAAAACGCGTTTGTAGACAGCTCAGTATCTAAATAAGAAATTGGGTCTGTTTCTTTGTACGCCTCGTTTAAACCGTTGTTTTTAATGTCTAGTTCAGTTCCGTCTAAGTAATCAATAGGAAACCCATAGCTGTTACGAACTAGTTTAATTTTTGACCATCTACCTGCAGGGCTATCCCATTCTAAAAGAATAGTTCCATAGTCTGTAGGGGTAGCGGTAAACCTATTAGATACGTACGCAACATTTGTATCTTGGCC